CGCTTGAGAGCGACCAGTTTAAATTTGTAGGTTGTAGTCCGAATGCTGAGAGTGCTTGATTGTTAAAGGATACGACTGCCATATTATTATTTATTCCTTTTCTGAAATTTTTAATAAAAAAAATGGCGAGGTCTTCGGCCCCCGCCATTTAAAATAGTTGTTATCTCTGAATAAATCAGAAGTACACGTTTTGCTGAGCTGGTGAGAACGCAGTACCTAGACCCTGAACAATAATAACGTGGTAATAGAGATTAGCACCGAAGATGTTATCAACGACACCATAACGTGTAAGCAAGCCTACGCGTGGTGCGAAGTCGTTCGGACCAATTGTTCTCTGAACCATGATAGGAATGTAAGGGCAGTAGATGATACCTGTATCGTAGAACTCTGACCCCTTGTAACCAAGGAGAGCGTACTCAATTGGTGAAGTGTACCCATTTGTATAGGGAGCACCATAACCATATTGTACTTCGGTACGTGTATCACGGTATACTGAGAATCTTCCACCTACGGAACCGATCTTTGCAACACCAACTGGTTGAGTTGAAACATCACCTTGTACAGGTACCCACTGGAATTCAGGGAGCATCTCAAGGATTGCACAAACTCTTGGAGTTGCAACGATGAAGTTAGCAGCACCGCGTCTGTTACGAACTGCGATTCTGTTTGCTTCAATGATAAGTCTTTGATAGAAGTCTCTATTTCTCTCAACGAGCCATCTGCCGTCTGCAGAAGCTGGAGACCAGATAGAATAACCCGGGCCATAACCTGCGTTAAGAGCCGCTTGGATCATTCTGACGATCATTTCACGGTCGATTTCAGCTTGGATCTCATACGACATTGCGTTAGTGATCTCAGCATCGATATCGATACCGTTCATGTTCTTAAGGTCTTGCTCTAATTCAACGGACCAGCGTGCGCCAAGTCTACGAGTACCTGCTTCAACAGCGGTCTTTTCGAACTTAACTTCAACCTGTGGAATGTTACCAGTGATTTCAAACGCTGATAAGATCTGGGCAACGCCACGATCTTGGTCAGAGAATGACCAGATATCTGCACCACTAAGTCTGCCAGAGCTAGAACCAGTGAAGCGAGTATCAAGGAACTGATAACCAAGCTCTCTGTTAGCTACTGTACCGTTATAACCAGCACCAGTGTTAACAGGATTACCTGCACCAGTTGTGGTTGAACCGATTGGAGTAGTGCCACCAGGGGTGTTAGTACCGTCAATTCCGTAACCTAAGTTTTGGGAATTGTAAGTATAACGAAGAGCGAATGCAAGTCCTACTGGACCTGACATTGGTTGAACGCCTACGATTTCGTTGGAGATAAGCTCAGGGAATGTACGACGAATCATCGGGATAAGAATCTTTGGAAGACGTGAATCACCAGGTGCATACGAGTCAGTGGAATTAATAGTTCCACCAACTGGGCTGTACTGGCCACCACCGCCTCCGAAAACACCACCAGTACCTGCGGTATTGGCTTCTTGAACACACCATTGTTCTTGGTTCTCAAGAAGAATAGCGGTGTTTAAGCGTGTGTTTTCGTCACCGATTGACTTAACCGAATCAGACGAGTAATCAAGAACAGGAGCCCACTTCTCAAGAAGTGCTTCTGCTCTACCTTTATCTACGAATGCTTGTGTCGGACGAATTTTCATATTGCTTTTTTTCCTTTCAAAAAATACCTCAGGTTACGAGAACCTCATTGTTCAGGGTGAAATTATTTCATTTTCGAAAGCTCGCTCACGTAAGGATTAACTTGACGTGGTGCGCTGACTTGCTCTTTTAATATAGGAGCATCAGATTTAACTTTACGATTTTTAAAAGCTTCTTCTTTAATGACTTCAATTCTCTCTTGCTCTTTCTTTTCGAATAGCTTAAGTGTATAATCAAAGTTCTCTTCGATGAACTTAGGTGTCTTATCACCTAACACTCTCTTGATATATTCTTTTTTCTTTTCTGGTAAAGTAGAGGTCTTACTTTCAATAAGTAAGTTAGCCTTAGTCTTAAGATAGCTTTCTTTAAGAACATTGTTCTCGTTAGTAAGTCTTTCAACTTGTTGTGAGAGAGTATCGATTTGATTTTTACCGTCAATGACTGCTCCTTGAACTGACTCACTCATTAAAGCAGAATCAACTGCAAGAACCTTACGTAGGTTAGTGAGAACTTCTCTAGCTGTTCTATTTTTAGTTGCCTCTTGAATCGATTCAAAAGGAATTGCTTCATTAATAAACTCTTCTAAATAGTCTGAAATAGACTCAACAAGAGTATTTTTAAACTTACTAGCTTCATTAGTAAGTGATTTCTCATATCTTCTAACTACGTTATAAAGTTTCTTTGTATTATCACGATCGATAGCCTCTATAACAGTTTCAAGCTTAGAAGTATGGTCTTTATCAATGGCTGCTATTAATTGATTTAATTTTTTAGCATAAAGATCATCTTGCTGTGCTAATGCTGATTCTACAGTAAGCTTAAGCTTGTTGCTAAAAGCTTGTTCAATTGCAGTAAGTGATTCTTCTGTGAGAATTTCCTTTGCATTTTCTGGGAGTAAGTCGTTTACTTTCATAAGTTAGAAAAGAGGTTGATTTGCAGCTTTATTAATTCTAGCTGAAAGCTTAGTTTCAATGGCTGCCTTTAAATATTTATTAGCATCAGCATAATTTTTTGAAGAAATTGATGTTATAAATTTAGATATATTAGATGATGTATTGAAAGTCTCTTCATCTTCATCACCTTTTTTCTTTAAGAATTTTTTAATCTCTTTTTTAGGCATCTGCTTAGCAGTTTTTTTTGCTGCACCCTTTACGCCTTTTTTGCCTTTTTTAGCACCCATTACAGCGCCAAAGAATTTTTTTTGTTTTTCGGTCTTTGCTGGCATATTATTATTATTTATATAGATTGTAAGAATTTTAGTATATGTTCTCTTAAAATACCGTCTAAATTCTTCTTAGGTAGAGTAGCGATACCTTTTTCGAATTTCTCATAAAACTCTTCATATTTTCCATTCTCGGCTACTACCCATTGTTTTGATTCTAGTATTCCATTTACAAAAGCTTTAGGAAAAGAAGGATCAGCAACACAATCTACTGCTACTAATTTAAGGTTACGAACTACATTATGACCGTGACTCTCTTCAAGAGTACCGAGAGCTCTCGACGACATGCCTACTTTAACACCATCGTTAATAAGTGATCTTACTATCAATCCACATGGTGTGGTAAGTACTTTAGATTTACCGTAGAATACATTATTATCTTCGTATAAATCTGTTACAATGTGACAAGCTCTTTCTAAATCAACATCAGCAGTAGCGGGGTGATTGAGTTCACCCATTGCACGACCTGGTATAACCATTTCTTCATTATATCTCTGTACTTCTCTTCTTAGCTCATCGATAGGGTACATTCTCTTATTTTTATTAACACCCTCTGCCATCATATATGGGCCTTTAATAAAGAGGGTAGCAGGAGAGTTTCTATTACTCTCTTCAACAACGTATTCGAATTGGTCTTCTATCGCTGGTTTTTCTACTAAGAGATTAAGCTTTAACATATATTATATTTATACAAAACTGATACTATTTAAAGTCCTTTTCTGTCAAAATCAAAAATTCTAGACCTTTTCGATTACAATACTCTCTTGCAGCTGTCCATTTTGCTTGATTAACAACATACATGGATTGTTCGTAAATTAAATGTTCACGCTTTTTATATTTTGTTGTAGGTGCAAATGTTTGTTTAAAAGGCTTTATCTCAATTAGATACTTACCTATCTTTGAACCTTCCCTTATAACAACAAAATTATCTACAAAATATCTGTGAGCTCTACCATCAACAGGACTTATATAGGGTATTACTACATTTTCACTTCCCCATTTTATAATATTAGGGTTATTGTCACAAAATCTCATAAATTTTAACTCGAGACCTGAACGATATATAGCGTGCGATCCTACAAATTTATCGCTATTAGTCGGCGTAAAAACACCCTGCCTGTATTTAGAGTTCTTTTTAATATTCATCCTATAAAGAATAAGCATGGATCTGCATCTCCCAGACCTGCGGAAGCACCTGTTAATAGCTTTTCTTCTAGTTCTTTTTTCTCTCTTATACCCTCTTCAAGTATTGCTGCATTTAGAACTCCACCTCCGAGTAGGTTGACGTTTGTAAATTTACCTCGTACTCTGCCTATTATTATCTTTGTGAGTGCACAAGCATATTCATATACCCACTGCTCTTTTATTACATCTCTAATAGGTCTTTCAACATAACACGATATCACACCATAAAATCTACTACTCCCTGGCTGTGGGTACATTTGAAGATATTGTGTACGCTCGTCAAATTTAAAGTCCTTTCTAGTAGCTAAGACCTTTTCACGCGTATCTAACCACTCTTTTAAAGAATACCAAGATACTAAGTCAAATCCATAATTACCTAGCGCATAACTAAAATAAGTCTGCTGGGCTAAAGTTTGCTCTAATGTAAATAAAGTATTAATACCTGTATTAGAGCCTTCTTCAAAATCAGTTACCGCTATAACTTTGCGATAGTCCATAGCATCATAGTCGAAAACGTTTGCGTATTGATACGCTGTAGTAGGTTCACCTTGAATAGTTTGTATCTTTTTACGAGACTCTTTAAAAGATCCTGTTAAAGCTGACTTATAGGTAGTAAGGGAATTATATAATGTATTGTCTACTATTTCTAATTCGTATAATCCTTCTGTGAATAGTGTAGAGAGAGAAGAAGAAGTAGAAAAGAAGCTGTTAGGTAAAGATGTTATAGATATATAGACAGTGTCGGGATTTTCTACTACATAGTTAGGGCTGGTATAACGCGATGCTTTAGCAATTTTTTCTGGATCAGTAAGATCTGTTTTTGCTAAAGTATATAAATGATCTATTCTAATACCTTTGTTTTTTTCGTATAACTTTGAGTCAAAGATTAAAAATTCTTTTGTAAAACCTGCGTATTTAGTAAAATATTCTATAGCTAGCTGTATGTTTTGATAAAGCTGATCGCGATGAATTTCTAATGTAATAAGAGGTGCACCTAACGATCTCGTTATTCTATCTGATAGATCATTAAAGGTTTCAATCTTATTATTTAAATTTGTAGATTGAAACGCTGAAACTGGCTTAACCTCGCATATGTCCGACATAATATTATTTATTGTACCGGTACAGGAGTAGCTTCACTTGGCGTTGCAGTAGGCTCAGCTGGAGCACCTTCAGGTGGCGCTCCAACTCCTGCACCCTCACCACCTACTTCAGCAGGTCCTCCACCAAACGCAGGTATACCTCCCGCTCCTCCACCACCCATAGCTTCCCCACCACCCTCTGCAGGTCCCCCGCCAAGAGCCCCAGCTACAGCAATCTCTTTCCAGTTAGGTCCGTTAGTCTCTATCTGTACTAGCTCCCACTGCATCTCTTTATCCTTACGCATAAACTCTCTATTAGCAAGAATATCTTTATCTTTCCATCCAAGATATTTTTTCTGTGCATATGTTGCAGAGATAAATTCACTACCTGCGAGAGTTGTATAGTTTCTTGATTTAAGCTCTAATCGTTGATTTTCACGCATCTCATAGAAGTTAGTAGGTACGTTAAGCTCAACATCTATGTTGATATCCTTTAGATCATACTTATCCCACAGTCCTTTAAATTTAAGGTGTGTAATAAAGCCTCTCTTTATTCCAACTGAAAAGCGTTGTTGTTGTCTAATAATAAATCTAGCAAATTTTAACTCTTCTCTTAGAATTTCTGCACCATCTCTAAATGCATCTTGCGGATCTAATCTTGATGTTGGAACTTTAAGAGATCTGTAAAGCTTCTTTATAAAGTACATTAGATCGGAAAGCTCGCCTAGGTTTTGACCGCCTGCTAATTGACTTACTGTTGTACCTTCTTGTCCTTGACGTTTTGCAAACCAAAATGCATCTAGCATTGATTGAGGGTTAAATTTCTTAACTACGTCAGCTTGATCGATATCAAAAGTCTTTGATGACCAATAATTTTGTATTAGTTTACGAAGATAAGCTTCTGCTTTAGGAGCAGGCATATTACCGACATCAACATTAAATACTAATCTTTCTGGTGCTCTAACCAATCTATAAATTACAATTGCATCTTCAATTAAAGATAATTGTCTATAAGCTCTTCTAGCATTCTCAAGAAACGGTACAACCATATTCTTGCTTTCGTTCATTACACCTGAGTTAATATAGACTACTTGATTTTCATCTAAAGGTATTAACTCTGTTTTAACTACCTTAGAAGGATGTACTGGATCAAAAATAGGTTTTCTATAAATGAATCCTTTTACCATCATGTTTTGTATATTATTATATACAGGATCGATTAATTCTGCTGGTAGGTTGATTACACCTAAAACACCTTCTTCGAGATAATCTTTATGAATAATTTGTTCAAAAAAGACCTCTCCTTCAATCATTAATTGCCTAAAGTACTGCCATCCTCTATTTTTTAAGTCGTAGTATTCTACATATCTATTAAACTCTGTATCGAGGATATCTTTTTCAGATGGTGTTAGATCTATATTTCTAAAATTTAAATGTGCGATATTTGTATTTTCATCTGGATTTATTGTTTCATCGCAGATCTCATCTAAAGCATCAGCTACTTCAGAATATGCTGACATTATTCTATAATCTCTTAATCTTGCATCTTTATTTTCTTGAATATTAGCATACATCACGTCGCCAAACGTGGTATCCTTACCCATAGAACCTATAGGTATATTATTATATTCATTCGAAATAGATATCGACTGATGCGCTAATGCTTCTGATCTTCTTAACCCAGTCTTTGCAAATATTTTATATTTTGGATTTAGTTGATCATTATTAGGATCAACTATGTTAGAATAAGGTAGTTTATTTTGAATATAAGATACAAGATTTCTACCAAATGTGGAAGTTTTTCCGTTATTAGTTACGTAACTGCTATTATTATTTGGTGTCGTATCAGCCATTTTATTATATATTTAATCAAGGTACTATAAAAGTAAAGCCAGATAAGCTATGAGAAGTAACCCATCCTGACGGGTTGTTTATTATAATATTCACGTTATTAGAGCCACTTAAATAAGGAATACTAACAGACATAACCTGATCAGTTAATATTGTATAGGTGGAAAGAGGTAAAATATAACCTGTAACACTACCTGTATAATTAGAATTGATAGTTGTTAGAGTATAATTAGAAGTTGAGAGTGGCTTGCTAGAGCTTATTAATACTGCGTCTGTAAAATTATAATTATTGCCGTAGAATATAAAAGTATTTTTAAAGGGTAGAGCTTTACTAAGAATAGTATTATTATATACCGAAGTTCCGCTTCCTGTAGTAGAATAAAATATATTTGTAATAGTAGGCTGAGCTGATAGTGTGTAAGAATCTTCTACATTTGTTAGATCTAGCCCTGATAAGGAGTCATAGGAAAGTATATCAGTTCTACTCATTGCGTAAGTATTAACATCAATAAAGTATATAGGTGTAGATATTTCATTTTTATTTTTAAATATCCACCCCTTTATAGTGAAAGATGTATCACAAACTACTCTAAATTTTTCGCTGTATGAAATATCGGTAGGTGAGTTAAAAGAAATATTTCCGTTCCATAGAACCTCACTTCTTATTTCTACTATTTGATCAGATATCTCTGAAGGCTCTTTCCATGAAAGTATTATATATGGATTACTATAAGGTATAAAATTAGAAAGTATTTGATCTATATCTTGCATATACCTTCCCAGAATTGACATATTTACCGTTATGTCTACCGGTATGGGCATTTTAACATTACTCGTCTTGTTTCTAGTATACGGAGTATAGAAATTATCGATTTTATTAAAAACCCTGTCATTTGCTCTACTTATTGAAGCTATATCTACCGCTACAACTGGTAGTGTTAGGTTTTGAGCTTTGTTTACGATATCATACATAACTCGCTGCTTAGGCGCGAGTACATATCTAACCTCAATATTCTCTTTAGGTACGCGATTATTATCATACCTTTTAATTACAACATCATCAAACGCAGCTATAAACTGCGTAATTAAATCTTTTATTTCGAAATTGTAAGTATAGTCTTTAATAGCTGCCTCCTATACATATTTATTAAACAAACCTATCTATAAAGTATTTTGGTAATTTATGCTTGTTTTTAACAACCTGTTCAATTACAGCTCCATCTAAAATATACGTAACGCAATGGTCTTTATGAGAGCGAACACCTCGACCACAACTCTGGATTAAGGAGCTCAACATTTTGTTTAAGTACCAACTAAAATCAATTTTCATCATTTTCTCCACTCTTTTATCGACCATTGGCAAATAGGGTGCTTTAATGATAATTTGAAACCTAGCTAGATCATCTTTAAGATCTATACCGTGCGACATAGAGGGTGAGGCTAATACAGTAGGTTCTGTAGACAGTGTATGTTGTGTTATAAGTTGCTCGTTATTAACTCCTGGCTCTCTAAATAAAATTCTGCTATTTGTTATATTATTTTTTAAATATTCTGTAATATAGTTTGAGTGCGTATGTATAATACCTTTATCTTGTGAGTGTAAGTTACAAATATCGCTTACTTGGCTAGCTATTTTATTAAGATTCTTTTGTAGATTGCCGTGATTTAACTTTATTTTCGTTTGTACATAAATTGGAGCCTTTGATGCATTAAAGGTTGATTCTGCTTCAATATACTTAAATTTTGTAATACCCAGAGTCTTGCAAAAATTTGTAGGGTCAATAATAGTAGCAGACATCAATATTATTTTCTCACCATTTTCAAAAAGATAGTTTGCAAGATTATTAACCTTAAGTGGGGTAAATGCAATTCCATTTGCTTCGCGTTCATATATATACTCGCTATCACACCAGGTATTTGTAATAGCTGCAATTTTATTATTAATTGTCTTCAATGAAATTAATTCTGATCTCTTATCAGTTAAAAAAATAGGAGATGCATGTTTACTACTGCTAATAATACTCTTTAAGTCTTCTATTCTATCGTTAATTGATACAGAGATGTGTGATAACCATCTACCTACTTTACCATAGTCATTCTGCGGAAACGGACTTATACTCACTTCACACTTTTTCAAAAAATCAAAATTTAACTTAATCGAAAACTCCTTTACTATTTGATCTTCTAGCTCAGAGGCTTCGTCACAAATAAGATACTTACGCCTTTTAAGATGCTTAGGAAGCGCAAAAAACATATTATAGTTTAAAGTAGAGAATGTAGATACCATAGCTTTATTTCTATCTTCATAGTATGGACATCTATTTTTTGACCAGCACTCTTCTTTTAGTTTAGATGAATGCAAGCAAGGACCACTCTCTACAGTAAAGTTCTGATCTACTGCGCATTGATAGTTTGACTTTCCCTTTAATACATTAACGTCAGGAAATAATTCTTTATATTGATCTTGAAGTGATTTAGTTATTGTAAGAGCAAAGGCACCAAAAGGTTTTTCATCTTGACATTCATCCTCATACATATAAGACCCTGTCTGCGTTCTTTTATACGCGAGATAACTCATTACAAGATCTGTATAGTTACTTGAAGGTGACTCGCTTACGTTACCTAATGTTTTGGATATGAATGACTTGCCTGATCCTGTAGGTGCTGCGCATACTACAAACTTATATCCGTCTTCAAAAGCTTGATCTATATTTTTTAGTAGTTTAAGTTGCTGTGCGTTAGGAGTGTATTTATCTGGGAATCCTTCAAGGAGGGTATTAAACATACCTTATTATATTATAGTTCCTTCTCTTTACACTGGGATTATCTGAACTAATCGATTATACATTCTCATACTATCCTCTGAATTAGTATTATTGATTCTTTTAATCACATCTATATTTTTATGTGTAAAGCTTGACAGATGATAATTTAGAGTGCATGTATCGCCATTATCGTGAATAGCAAAAGGGTATGGAAGCTCTAATTGTTTTATTTCGCCCTTATCGTTTTCAATGTTAAACCGAATAAAATATTGCTTAGTGTTAAATAGTTTTATTTTACCTGTTTTAAGTATTTTATTATCGCATTTAAAAATAACTTTTTGCAATAAAAATTTTTGAAGCACTTTATTATAATTTTCAATACTCATGAATTCATAAATTGGAGTTTTTGTTCAGCTGACATTGGTAGCAAAACCTGATTGTAATATTTCCAGAACTCATCATTAGCAGGTATCTCGCTTATTACTGTTGCACCTTCTAATGATACCACTCTAAAACTCTGCATAAAAATATCCCATACCACTAATGCATTTTGCTCCGACTCGTTAAATTGTTTCCCGCCAAGAGGCGGCTTATAGTTTAAAGACATTCTACCGTTAGTAGAATTTAATAAGGTAGATGATTTTGTACATAACATCCTACGTGTAGCTGGACGTCCCGGTACAGGTATTCTTCTAACAAAACGAAGATCAACAACGTTATTCAATAGTTTCTGCTCTAGAGCTTCCTTCGATATCATCTGTTATTTTAGGTTTGCAGATTCCAAATATTCTATTTTCGTTTAAGAAAATACCGTTTTTAATTGACCCAACATTTTCAATATCTATATTCGCGACTGTAACGCCAAGATTATTTGGAAAGATAACAATATCGCCAACCTTAGTATACTTTGCATCAGGACCTGCTAGAATTACACGTGCCTTACGCCACGCTTTAGTTAATGCATTAGTAGGTACATATATGCCATTTCTCATAACACCGTCACCTTCATCTGCTGTATCAATATATTCTACTAGTAGAATATCATCAAAGATAAAACTTAACTCGTAATCTCGTATACCAAAATCGCCCTCTGAATGTGAGGATAAATCTATTAAACTTCTAGTCGGTGCGATTTGATCAATGCTAGCTCTCATGTTCGGTTATTTATATATGTTTTTGTATAAGTCAATATATAATGATATCTCTCTTTTTGAGACGCTATTATTTTTAGCTATTAAAGAAATATTAAAGGCTTCTTCTTCTTTTTCAGACTTCTTCTTTTTAATATACTCTATTTTTTTATATTTTAACTTCGGTAAAAAATTAAAATAAAGTTTATACAAGTCGTTTTTGTCTTCAAATAAACCTGTATACTTATTCAATGTCTCATTAGCTAGAATACATTGAGCTTTATCATAAAAGGAAAGCCATCTATTTAAGAGAAACGGTATAAAGTGAGCCTGCGACTCTGTATCTAGAATATTAGATGAATCTTTTCTAGTAAAGAAAAGATTTCGAAGCATATCAAAAAATGTCATACTATGACTTTTGTAGTCGCGATTTGGATATCTTTAATTTCGTTATTGAAGTGTTCAATCACCGAACTCATAAATCTTTCTGCCTGTTGATCAGACATGTTCGAGCTGTAAGCAAAGCCTGGAGCCTTTTTACCAGCATTGATATTAATGCCTGTATGTCCGATAGCTACACCATCTTTAGAATAGGTAATAGAAACGCTTACTTTACCTACCTCGTATTCCTTTTTATCTGAACCAATAAACTTATCATGTACCATCAGGTCATCACCTTTCATTTCAATAGGCTTATTAATTATACTTGATAAAAAGTTAGCAATAATAGTATTAAAATATCTCTGAAACGCGACAGCACCGAATGCGCATAGGTTCGGAATCTCCCAACAAAAGTTAATTGCATCATCACTAAAAATAAAATCTTTAGATAGCGAATCTTCAAGATCAATGAGGTTGTCACTTACATACATAGGAGCTCTAAAAGCTACAATATTACCGTATGGTGAAACTTCCTTCTTAAAAAATTGATATGCAAAGCGCTTGTGAATTAGATCTCCGTTGTAGATAGGCTGTTCAGTAATCATATTTTATATTATATAATTGGTTTTACATTTTTCAACTTTAACATTACTTGTTTTATAGCCATCCACATATCTAAATATGTGTAAGTTGCTAATCTACCTGCAAAAATAACGTTAGTCTCGTTATCAGCTAGTTTTTTATATTTGTTATAAAGTTCTATTCCTTCGCCAAAAGGCATAGAGTAAAAAGGAATATCTCCGTCGACGTATTGTTTAGGATATTCTTCTGTTATTACTGTTAGGCCTTTATGGTTTTCTGTGAAATAGCTATGATCGTATTTTCTAGTATAATTTACTTCTTTATTATTTTGATTAATAATGAATGTATCTTGTTTATCTTTTGTAATATAATGTTTAAACTCTAATGATCTGTAAGGTAATTGACCATAACAATAATCAAAGTATTCATCAATCTTACCTGTGTAAACGATTAGGTCAACTTTTTCTTTCTTCCAATCGCCTTTATCGCAGTTTGTATTAACTTTAATACCTTCTAACATTTTATTCATCATCACTGTATATCCATTTTTAGGTACACATTGATATTTTTGACCTTCAAACCATGTAGGATCTTCTGAGTCTTTTGTCTTAGGTATTCTATTGGTAATAGACTTTGGAATCTCTTCAAAAGGCACTCCCCATTGTTTTTCTGAGTAGTCCTTAAAAATATACTCAATAATTTCTTCTTGTGTTAATTCTCTACCAATCTCAGATATAGTCTTTTTACTGTAAGGTAAAGATATTAGACCTAGTCTAGAATTACCCTTAGGTTGTAATTTAAAGGGAATCCATTCCGTATAATTACTTAAAAAATTAAAAACTTCTTCATCGTCTGTGTGGAAGATATGAGGACCATAATTATGTACCGTTGTACCATTAATATTAGAATCATAACAATTACCACCGATATGATTTCTTGTCTCAAAGATCTCTACATTATATCCTCTTCTTTTTAATAAGATTGCTGCGGTGATTCCTGATAATCCGCTTCCAATGATAATAGCTTTCATATTATAATTTTATATATTATAGAAATTATTATATATAAGCATATACTATTATTTTTCATTTGGTAAAAATTTAAAAACTAACAAACCATCACCTATACCACCACTGTACTCATCATCGTAAAAATATTCAACATTGCATTGCTCAATTATTTTTTTACATACATGATGGGTAGCGGGAAATTTATTATCTTGATGATGCGTAGAAACAAACATATAGTTAATATTTTTATATAGTTTGTTATTTACAATGTCTTCTAATACCGATATCTCTGTACCTTGAATATCCATATGTAATATATCAATATAGTTTATTTGGTACTCGTTAACTAATTGTGAAAAAGTAATTTGATTGACATTTGCTTTATTGTAAACGACATGTGGAGTGCTTTCGTTTATATCTCCTATACCAGCTTTAATTGATACTACGTTCTTGCAATTATTATTGTTGCAATTTTGTAAACCTATTTCAAAGAACTCTTCATTAATTTCCAGACAATAATTTGTTACATCTCTATCTTTAAAGAATTTATTAAAGATAATACTGTAGTAAGCATCACAGGATCCTAACTCAACCATCGTCGGCGCTTGAGAGTCTATCTGACATATAAGACGCTCAAAAAGATTTAGTTGCTCTATTTCATGAACCGCACAACCTCTATGTGTTATATTTACTAGCTTTAGTTCGTTTATTATTTGCATAAAATATCTCTGGTAAGTTTAAGCATGCCTTGTATTTCGTTTTTAACATGATAGTTTTCACGTGTAAATTGATAGCATTTTTCATTATCGAAATTTTTATTTTTTATAGCGTTGACGAGTTCATCAATATTATCTGAACAAAATCCAATATTTTCATGGTTGACTTGCTCTGGTACTGAACCATAATTAGAACCAATGACAGGTGTACCTTTTGAGAGAGCTTCTAATCCCGTTCTACCAAACGCCTCTGGAATTCTACTAAGCATTGCAAATAATTTAGCTTTTTTGAATGCTTCACGATGTGTATGATCTCTATTTAACTTACCTCTAAAGTCAAAATTAGGTAGCTCTTTTGACACTTTAGCTAAATATTCAGCAATTTCATCATTACCTGTACCATACGCTACGAAATTTTCTGTAGGAAGCCTTCTTGCTAGTTCTATGAATGTATCTAATCCTTTACTTTCTAGTCCCCAGTTTAGCCCTGCAACCCACAAAATATAATTTTCCTTATTAGATTCAAAATCATACTCATAATCATCTAAACCGGAATGACACCAAAAGCTTTTTGTTTTTACATTCTTTACCTCATTATTAGTTTCTGCGTCTTTTAAGACAAAATCATAAAGAAATTTAGATACGAAGCGATAATAAACGTTTTCTTTAAAAATGTACTTACCATCAACCCAGGGACCGCTATCATGAATTGTAGAAATAATAGGTATACCTAGCTCGTGTAGACCTTTAGCAGACCAGTCACCCTGTGCCCATATTATATCTGGCTTAACAGGAGCGTTCTCTATTATACGTTTTGCTTCTAAAGCAAAATTAATAGGATGTAAATTTGAATAACTACATCCTACATAATTAGCTTCAATAATATTGAAATTATACTGAGCAGTAATGTCGCGCTTTTCTAATATCTTAGGTACAATAACACAAAATTGAATCTCTTCTTTAAAGTGCGTGCTTAACCCCGTACAAAGATGCTCAACGCATGATTCAATGCCACCATAGTCGATAATAGGAAAGTGTTGTAAATTGCAGCTTCCTAGCACGCAAACTTTTAATTTATTCTTAGAGAGGTTATCAGCCATTTTTAATATTCGTAACTATTTAGATAAGGAGTGAGTAAATTCAACTAGTTGAAATATATTATTACCGTTGTATATAATGTATATGGCATGTGACGATAACTGTACAAAAATATACCCTTCTGATAATATTACAAATAACTGTTGGCATAGATTATTAGATATGCAATTTAAAAATCTTACCTCGCAATACAGCGATCTTAAGGTTTTAGATATAGGCGCTAATATAGGTGAATTTGTTTTTAGTACAGGTGATTGTGAGAATGTTTCGGAAATTTATGCAGTAGAGCCGTTTACAACAAGTTTTCAAAATTTAAAGCGAAACGTCAGTTATGCTTCTTGCATTAATAAAATAAAATTGTTAGAATGTGCTGTATCAAATCATAACGGCAAGTCAAATATATACAGCGGTAATGGTACTTGCGAAACTTTTAATATATTAGGAGATAGATTTAATAACGAGCAACCAGTTCAAGAGGTTAACACCATAACTATAGATCGTTTATCTGAGAAGCTAAATACTAATTTTGATATAATTAAAATCGATGTAGAAGGAGCTGAATGTCTAGTATTAGAAGGCGGAATTAAAACAATTAAAAATTGTAAATATGTTTTTGTAGAAGTACACGGTGAAGAAACTACAAATTTTAAAGATGTATTACAAATTTGTAAAGATAATAAATGGCGTGTTTTTTGCTTAAAACATCTACATGAAATAGACTTAGATGCTCCTACTATTAAGTATTGTTATCAGCTTGTTATAAAGCCGTAATAATTTTTAATCTTGTTATTTTTTAAAACATTATTAATTTTTGCCAATAGTCTATATAAAGCATGCTATTATCAGCTTGTTTAATTACGTAATTATCAAGTAGATTTTGTGTAATTTCAGAGTAATCTCTAACTTGAATAATAGGTAAATTCCAACTATCATAGATAGGATGCTTTATGACTATAGGTATACACCCTACGTATAGCGCTTCCCAGGTTCTGTGACAATCAATTCCGTTGCCAGGAGGCGATATAACGAATCTATGCCTAGACATCTCTTCAATATAATCGTTAAACGGTATATTGTTTTCGTAGGTTATAGATATGTTTTTTGATATTAAGATATCCTTTATACTATTACGACTATCGTTAGTTGGATTCCAATTACAATAGATATTTTTTTCCTTCTTAGTTGATCTAAGTCTCTCAATATTATATGAAAACCACTCTGTCATATAGTGTGGCTCTAAGTATGGTTGCTCGTGAGTTTTTAAACCTAAAGGAATAGCAATTAAATTAGGATTATTAATAATAGGATTTATAGCAAACCACTTTTTAACACATTTAGGCTTTAATGACCATCGATGTAAATCTATAGGATGATCACTATGATGAGTTATTAAATTATAGCTGTAGTTAGACTCTTTTATTTCTTCAAAAAGATACTCTACAAAATCTGTTTTGCAGAAAATAGTAGCGTCTCGCGTTAGTATTTCTGAAGTAAAATTCTTATCGTACGGCGGTACTATAGAATAATCGCATAGATTATCGTAGTTAGCAGCATTTAAGACATTTTTAATGTTAAATGTCATATTTAAATTTTATAAAGTTGCAACTCCCGTCCCGTTCATTTTCATATGCTCATGATTGTAAGAATCCCAATCATGAATAATATTCATTTGCTTTAAAGGTAGATTTTGATTTACCAGATAGAACCCCCACATTCGTTCTATTATTCCACACATTCTATGGGGACAGTGATTCATAATATTCCATATGTTATTTCTAAGTATGTTTTCTATATCATTAATATAATCATGAAGAAATTCTGCAAATTTTAGAAATACTTCCTTTGGAGTTACACTGAGTGATTCGCTAATCCATCCGCTCTCCCAAGGTATATTCGGATCAATATGCTGCCCTAGTCTTTCACTCATAAATTCGCAAAGCTTAGAAACTTCAAAAAAAGAAAGAGAAAGCTGCTCTCTTGTTCTAATTTTTTGATAGAATATTGTATCTGGCACCGTCGATATCGTGCGTTGTATATCATCTACAGAACCTTTATTAAAGACAACGTCATAGTGCAAAATTCCAACATGTGTAATCCCGTCTAATATGTTTGGATTTTTATAAAGGTGTACCATGGTTCCGTATTCGTATACCTGCTTTTTTTGAAAGTCGTATAGATTCCAGGGTAACTCCCATTCATTAATTTCATTCTTTATTAAAGATGATATTTGTTTAGTTACTTTTTTTTGAACATTATAACATGTTATGCACTCAATCTCTGATGGTGTGAGATTTTCTACGACCTTATCATAAAGTCTATCATATGTAACGAGGAAGAAATGTAGCTTATTCATATGTTAGTTGAAGTAAAAGAATCTATTACTATTAACTTTTAAGTTAATATCATCCGGACCAGGATCTACAGGCCAATGACTACCTCTATTGTTTACATCCAACCATGGTACATAAACGTTACCATCTCCTAAGACTCCAGCCCACCAGCTATATGTCGATTGCGAGATAATTAAATTTTTTGAATGTTTTAAGAAGATAAAATCATCTATTATTGATTTATGAAATAATTTAAATCCGCACTTTTTAAAATATTCAACCTGCGGATGTGTGATATCATGTGTGACTATATAACCTCGCTTACAATTTATTTTCTGCGCCTGTGTTATAATTGATTTAGGATCTAATACTATACCTTCACTAACATAGTCTTCGAGTCTAAGGTGTATTACCAGAGCATCGTCTTCTGGTCTTCTATAATTCTGAGTATTGTCGGTAATGTCAAACCAGTACTTTATTTTATCTATATAATGTTCATAATATGAATAGTTCTGTCCCCAGACAGCTAATACTATACCACCATCATGCTGACGTATTGATTCAAAATCAATATAATTTTTATTGGTAATATAAAGTATATTAGAATCATTATATATACCTGAAACTTGCTGTGATGTATTTTTAAATATAGGTAATGGTTCAGCAATAAGCTCATATCCTTTTATCTCAGCAATAATACGTCCTAATGCGTATTGAAACATATTATTGCCTAGTCTACCATTATATATAACGCGTATCATACTACTTGCAACACTTAATAATAAAAGTTGGGCACCCGTCTTGTGTTATGTGAATTATTTTTTGATTGTAATCATTACAGAATCTATCAACAGCAATTTTTATCTGATGATGGTAGTCGTGACCCATAATATAACCTCCAGGTTTAATTACTCTGAAAGAATTAACCATATCGTTATAAACTGCCTCTTCGGAGTGATCTGCATCAACGTAAACTACATCAAAATAATTTTCATTGCAGGACTTTAAAAACGATGTAGTATCGCACCTCACTATATGAATATTGTCTTTATGTTTAGTTTGATGAAAAAGACTTAGATAGACCATTTTCATATCGCTAATTTTCGCGTAGTTATGACCATCTTTATCTCCCGATCCCATCTCCCCTTCCCATATATCAACTAAATACAATTCATCGGGTATAACGTTTTTAATAATTTCTTTTGCAAACTCACCTCTAAACACACCAAGCTCAAGAACCTTACCACCGCGAGGAATGTAGGATAGTAGTTCTGTTCTTGTTTTTATATCAGCTAGTTTCATATATTTTAGTTTAGGCTATTATTAATAAATTTCAATAAACTAGCTGCTCTATTTTTGAATGTATGCTTCGAGGAGGCGAGCTTATACCCTGATATACTGACTTCTTTAATTATTTCCGGCTTTGTTTTAAGATCATTTAAAATATCTATTGCTTCATTTATATTACGATAAAAAAATACATTTTTATTATTACAAAACCCTAGTTCTTCATATTGAGAATTATAATCTGTTAACAATGCAGTGCTACATCCCATAGTCTCAAAACTCCTATAGTTAATATCGTTGGCTATATTTTTATTAAATTGTATAGAATAGGAGTTTATAGCTCTAATCATATCCTCACCTCTTACATCTATGTCTAATTTAAAAGGCATTTTTGAGCCTATAAAATCAAAATAAGGTTTTCTATTTACAAAGTTTCCACAAAATCCTACGAAGTGTTTTTTTTCTAAATTCAATGGAGTTATGTAATCATCATCATAGCAGTTTGGAAACCATAAACTATTTTTATCGCAATAGTCTTTTGTGGCCTGTAAAATGAATGTATATTTACCTTTGTTAAACACATCTTTATAATACTCATAGCCGCGGACATGACTATCAATAGACCAAAGAAACTTCATTGGTTTAGAATATTTTGATAAACATGGCATCCAACCTGTATCATAGTTTTCAAGATTTATAATTACATCATAACTATTAAAATCTGGTAAAGTATTGTAATTATCATGACCTAGCCCCCAAACATCACACTCTACGTTGTTATATAAAAGTGCGCGTTGCATACTATTACACTCTCTGAGATGTTTACTAATCTCATGCCTGCCGTTTTCTTGTATAATTAAAAACCTCATAGTGTGCCTCTGTGATGTAAAAATAGTTGTGGATATGGTCTATCTTTTAAGTAATTGCCCCACTCTGATGGTTCTGGTAATAACGGTATGTTATACTTTACTGCCATTAAAGATAAGATAGATTGATCATGTCTATGTTCTATATATTCAGGTAAATTATCTTTTGTTATGTTAGGGAGATCAGATATTATATTTTCGTTTTCACAATATGTTTTATATTCTTCTAAGAACTTTATTACCTCAGGTGTCTTTTTATAGAACTGATACGATCCGTCTACTTGCGGAGCGTTGTAGTATTCTTCTGAATCACAATTCATTAACACGAAACAATCACGCTTAGTCCATTCATTATTTTTATGAGAGCGCCATTCGTAGTTACCATCGCGATTTTCAAATAGAACCATTCCTGTTTCATTACATTTATCGAATATATAATTTAAATTGTTTGTAATAATGTTACCGCTATCGACGTAAGCTACTACATCACCATCACTTACCTTACTAAGTGCATCTAATAAGATAATCGGCTTCCATTGCCAGTATCCATATCCTCTAGTTGTAGATATATCTGTATACTTACTAGCAAACTCCCATTCTCGGCCCTTATCAGTATAATTAATTACTCCATCAAAGCCTCCTTTTTTTGCGCTCTCGTTTAAAAGAGATTGAGCGCGATACCATTTAGGATTAGTAGCAAACGATATTAATATTTTTTTCATAAATTAAAATTTATACTACGTCTATTGTTAAATGTTTGTAGGTCTTCATGTTGTAGCTTATCATTTCGAACATATAGCTGATCTGGCGAATCCTTAATTATAGAATACTGGCAATGCCTTATCAAGCACTTATTAAGATAATAAACTTTATTTAACATTTGCGATACTATAGTAAACTCTGTATCGCAATATAAAGATTTATAGTCAGGATGATATATGTAATTAAATCTCTTATAGTAATTATAACCCATAATTGATAGGGTGTTTAAATTATTACCTTGAAATCCATCGTCTAACCATAGCACACCATCTCTATCAGGAAAAACAGTATGAAATTTTTCCTTTATAATAACATCATACCCTCTTACTTCAGGTATCATATCATCTGAAGCTAAGATTAATATATCAAATTCTTTATCTTCTAAATCAGAGTTAATAGCTTGTACCTTACAGGTATTAGGCTTATAGCTAACAGATAAATTTTCATATTCTGCTAATTTATTTTTAACTTCATTATTGTTCATTGTAACATCATCTACATCACACGATATTACAAATTCATAATTATTACTCTCTAAGAGATGATAATATAAATCTAAGACTTTAAAAAATTTATCTGGGCGCGATCTAGTCGGAAATTTTATTAATAGCTTTAAATTGTTCATAACCTCTATGGCTGCTATGTATGTTTTGAGTTTTGTGACTATCTAAGCCGCGATGCTGAAGACCACTTTGCTCAAATATATTAAATGTTATTTGCTTTAAAAAACAATATACAGTTAAAACTCGCTCTAGAAAATGACCTGACATAATGTGGTTATCTAGATATTCTAAAAATCCTAAAATTAAACTATCGTTAATATATGCTTTAAAAAACTCAGGCTTACATATTATATTATTAGTAGTTATCCATTTTGTTGTATTAGGTTTTATTTCACGTATATCTATACTTTTTAAATAGTCTAACATTTTATCTGTAAACTGAGTTCTATTAAATATATCTGATTTAATATCACCGCAAGTTAGTCCATAACATTCACTATTTGTATTTTTAATATAATCTTTAAAATTATTTAAATTAAAATCTTCCATTATATCAGTATCATACTCTAGTAAGCATATATAATTCGAATTTATATTAATATTTCTAGCTAAGGCGTACCACCCAGTATATGCTAAGTAGTAATTTTTATCTTCTATATTGTCAGGTAATCTATCACATTGAATAATACTTTCACTGCTATAATCAGTCTCGTGTTTACCTACTAGGAGATACTTATAATTTATAAGATCTTTATATTTTTTCGTTTCTTCGAAAAAATTAATTAAATTTATACTATGTACTACAATATAGAAGTCTATTAGCATTTTATTAAACTGTTTTTAAATTTTTTAATTTCTTCACTATATAATTGTTCTATATAGCGACCATAATTATACATTGCTTCGTTATTATGTACTGCATCACTACAATGATCTATATCACCATCGCTAGATCCATATCTCTTTGTTCGCCAAGACATTCCTTCATAATGCTTGTAGTATAACCCTTCTAATTTTATATCACCTATTTTAAGATTGCAATTTTTTATATCTTCAAAAAATGTACATCCAACATCATAAATTTTTTCGCTTTTAGAAAATTGTTTTTCGGGGTTGTAAAATTTAATTTTATGTTGTTTTATTGTCTCTACATCTAGAAAACAATGCCAAGGATGAACACGATTATGTATTTTTTTACCTCCTCGATCTCCGCATATTTCACCCAACATAGTTAATTTCATTTCTTTAAATTTGTTAAAGATAGGAGTATGATCTTTATAAAAAATAATATCTGTATCGACTAAAAGCGCATACTTTGTCTTTACATTTGATAATAATGTATCAACGCTCTGTATATGCAATCCTCCTTTATTTCTAATAAAAGGTATATTATAAGACTCTAATAACTCTTCTGTGTCGTTATTAGTAGAGTTATCTATAATTAAAACTTCTGTCTTTTCGTGATAGGTAAAAAACGAACGTAGCATTGTTATTGTTACGTCAGGGGTATTATAAGAGCAAGAAATAAGCGTCAAATTTTCCATTTTGCTCTTATTTCTTTTAAACTCTGGATCATACTATCCTTTGATAACAGAGGTGTCATATTAGGATAAGCTCCATGTTTGATTTTATACAGCTCTCTACCAGCTCTAATACTTGCAAACCACTTATCTTTATCGTTCGACGTAGAACTTCTATCTATAGAATCTGTAGGTATTGTTAAATAATCAACACTATTATGTATATCAGCAAACCACCAAAATGGTGGGTGTCCTTTATGATTAATAATTCTATGAGTGTGGTCTACATGCTCCCATGCGTTATAAAACTTTTCATCATTTAAACCTACTTCTTCTAATATTTTACGTGTGAAGAAACTAAATAACCCTGCTATATGCTCATAAAGATCAATCTTTACATTATTACTATAATCTATTGTAATTTTTGGATTAGGTTTCGACTCAGTACTAAGAAGATGTCTATTATGTAAGTCGTAATTAACGATATCTTGCTTTCTATTAAAGGGAGTACCAGGACCGTAATTAAAGTGCTGAATACCAGTCTCTTTTGAAGCATTAATATAAGCACTAAATACATCTGGATTTTTTATTAAAAGATCATCCTCAATAATAAAAATATAGTCGCAGTCTTTATCCAGTAGATATTGCATTGCTTTATTTTTAGATTTACCAACACCTATATTAGTATCATTATTAGAAAGAACGCCTATAGGTATATTATCGATCGCTACTCCATCATTTATTACCACTAGATTATCAATATTATCCATGCATGGTACTAATGTTTCTAATAAATTTTGTAAATAATCGGGTCTATTGCATGTAATAATACCGACACCTATCTTATCTTTCTTTTTAGACATCTAATTTAATTAATATTAGCGTGAAAAAAATCAACTGCAATAAATAATTAAAATGGCTACTTGCAGTAATACATCAACCTATACTAATATTCTCGATCTGCCTCGCATTAGCAATATTAGTAATGGCGATCTTATGATTGTACAATCAGATGATCTAACTACAACAATAGATTTCGAGGACTTTTTAATACCTTTAGAAAATACAACTTTTGCAGGTACAATAAGTTCACATAGTGCTCAAATAGATACAAATACCACAAACATTGCAGCATTATGCAGTGAAGTAGCTCAGCTATCTTATAATGTTTCAAATATTACAACTATTGACGTTAACAATGTTACACCTGTTAGTAATAACGGTGGAGGTAGCGGTGGATCCACATCACGCAACAGTATATTACAAGCAATGTCATCAACTACACCGTCTTTTCCATGGAGAACATTACAGACAGTTAAAACAGATTCACAGGTTATTGCTGCACAACCATTAAATGGATTATGGACGGATATTGTATCTTTATGCGGTAATATAACTCGCTCAACACTCAGTAGTTATGTTAGAGTCCAATGCTCAGTAAGTAATGCTATATATCAAAATGGTTACAGCGCTGGATTTAGAGTTTGTCGCGGTAGTACGCCTATAGGCGTACCAGATGATGTTGGAGGTGTTCGTCTTCCTGCTACAGCAACTCGTACAAATAATATAAACGGTGCTACGACTGGACAGCCTTTTGCTCTAGAGACTACTACATTTGAAATAATAGATACCTTAAAAAATATTACTACTTCAAATTTAACTTATAAAGTACAGGTGCGTAGTAGTACAGGAGCTTATATCAACGTACCAAATTTAGTTAATACAGCGTCGTATGGATTTAACGCTATATCTACTATCACTCTTACGGAGTTAGTCTAATCCGAACTTTTTAAACAGCTCTTTTTCTTTCTGTTCTGCTTCTAGAGCTGCTTTTTGCTGCTTTACTAGAGCCTCCAGCTCATCTAACTTTTCAGGGTTAAACAAAGAGTGCTCATCGCCGTATAGTTCGCCTTCTGGCGTTACATACTCTGAAATAATATCAATACGTCGCTGTGGATTAGTAGGTAGCTCAATAATTCCAGGAGAATCATCCTTAGGAAAGAAGATATCTGCATCATAATTCTGTTTGTATTGCTCAAACAAAGCATTAAAAATATTATCTATCTCTTGAATATATGCAGCATTAATATCTCTTGTACCATCGTCTTCTATTTTAATAGAAGGGTCATGTCTAAGAAGAAAAATAATATCTAAATGTCTCATCGACTCTTTAGTTAAGGTGATACACTTATCTACAAACTTTTTATCAAATCCTTCTAATCCCTTTTCATAAGCCCATAAGGTATAAGCTAAATTATCTAATGGACATCTATCAAATATAACCTTTGACTTCTTATCTTGTGATTGAAGTTGATCAATCATAAAGTTAAGAATCTCCCACTGTGTAACTGTTGTAGTGATAGATGAGTGAGGTAATTCTTTCTCTTTAAGAAGATCTCTATATGTTTTTTCTGGAGTGGTATATTGAGACCAAACTGCTAGAAAGTTTTTAATTAATGTAGTCTTACCTGTGTTAGCTGTACCTGAAAAAGCAATTCGCATATAGTTTAATTATGTAATTAATTCAAATTTTCAATATACAAACTTATATTTATTTATAATATCTTTATTACTCTCATATACTAGAGCTTCCATTTTTGCAGTATAGTAATCTCTATAATTACAATATGGTGTATAGTTTATAGGTGTTATAGTATGAAGATTATCTTCAATCTCAGGAGTCATATCACCTACCTTAATAATAAAATTACGTAAGTCTTCCTTTAATGTATCGTATTTACCAATATCTGTAGCGTGTTTTGTATATAGGTTAACAATATGTTTATAAAAGTTATCATTATTATTTACCCATTCACGCGCTATAGGTCTAAAAGTATTTTTTAATCTCCACTTTAGTACCCAATCGTCATCTTCTATAAAATAGTCTTGTAAAAAAACCACTCTATTATTTTTAATGAGGTTTAACTTAAACTCATTCCCAGGTGATAACATAATTTTTAAAAATTCTTCAAAATCAACTAGCCTGCCAATAGTGCGCATTATACTCGTAGGCCATAATGGCATTTCCATTTCAGAACCTACTGTACAAAATTTATATAGAGAAACATACCACGACCAGGGATTTCTCACAACAGCAAAACAATTATTAATTTTTTGTGGAAGACAGTCTAGATTTGTATCGTGCTGCTCTATTACTTTAGGTAATATTACCTGCTCCATCCATGTACCAGCTGTTTTTGGGACATGTAAATAAACTGCATTTTTTGTTATATACATATAATTATAAGTTTTTCAAGAACGAAGACCACTCATCTTTATAAATATCAAAGGTAAGTCCGTTGTTTGGTTTATACGGTCTATATCTCAATTTAAGACCTACCTCGCTTAAATATTTATTACTTTTTTTAGAGTTTAAAAGTCTGTCGCAAGTTACAAGATTTTCCCATGTATCTTTACCACCCTTGCTTTTAGGAACAACATGATCAACGCTAAGCTCTTCCTTAGATAGCTTCTTACCTGTATATAAACACGTATAGTTATCTCTCTTATAAATATTGTGTTTTGTAGGAAACTGAACTCTATTAAATATAACTCTATCAAAGTTAGTACATATTACAACCTGCGGTATCCTTACAGGGCCTCTAGATGTCTGTAAATATTCATCATATGGTCTAATAGGCAGAGAAAGCCAATCTTGTACTTTAGATACAGTGGTAAAGTACTCTACATTTTCAAGATTTACTCGCGCATCTTTATCTTCCTCATATGATATATCGAGAGGTATTACTGCGCCAGAGAAAATATTACCGAATGTTTTTTGAACGCCTTCTACTGCTACTGGAAAGTAATATTTGTTTAGTACTAATATCTTGTAAGCTTTCATTTAACAGTGTAAAGTTTGTAAAATATAAATTATCGGTTTCATATTTTTGTTTTCCTTCAACAGAGTATATATTCTGATCAATCTTATATCCAGGATTTTCTTTTAACCGATTAAACGTCCAGGCTTTATCATACCATACTATCCTATTATTAGGATAGGCAAAATAATTGCCTTCATCCATTTTGAACATATGTGCGCATTTATGTTCAAAGGTTTCTGAAAACGACACGTTAAGCATTCCTCCTTTATTCTCAAATCCCCAGTCTAAAGTAAAGAGATACTCACCTTCTACCTTATCTCCTGACGGAGTAATTAGTTGAGCTCTTAGTCCTGAAAGCCTATTGCGTATAGATACATCAGCGTAACTTGAGAAACAATCCCAATATACATGATCTTCTAAATATCTCTTAGGTGCATCTCTTTTCCAACAAAAAGCATTTATAGGTCTTCTTGTCCAATTAACACCATTTTCTAAAAATGCTTCAAATAAAGGCGTTATACCTTCCATAGAGGTAACTGAGTGAACATCGCAAGACGTAAAATCTCCTTCACCGCTTTCATGGTTATAGAGATACTCATTGCGGATAAAACATCTCTGTGTCGGTATATTATGATTAAGATATGCCATTATCTTTGCTGTAAGCGGTATAAAAGGTGATTGAATTCACTCTCTATTTCATCCTGTATATTTTTAAGATCACCACTACCTTCAGTAATTGTTGAGAGATATGAAATAACATTATTTCTTATAGAAGTATATGTAGAGATCATATCACCGTTGTATGAATCAGACTTTACAGAATATGTAATTTTACCTGTTGGTATAGTAGCTCTACCGTAAAATACCTCAACAAACTTATCAAATAATTCATCAAGCGCTTCATATGCCGCGCCTAGAGCCTTATGTTCAGCATAACTCTTTGTTTGCCAATGATCAATTTTTAATTGGTTTAAAACGGTAAAAACGACGCTAAGTTTCATAATGTTATTTACACTTTAAGAGCCATATTCCAGAGCAGGAGATGTAATCTCGGACTAAAATTAACGTGCATTGCTTTAGCATATTCAGCTACAGCTGGAGCTTTTACAATATGTTCTTCACGTGAGCCACAGCATGGCATAAACCATACACGGTTGAGAGGTACATTAATACCTTCTTTATCCTTTACATACTTACGCCAAATTTCTTCGATATCTTCTGAGCTGCTAATAACAAACTTAAATCCTGAATTATGTTCTTTGTGCCATTTAAGCACTTCAGGCTTATATGTCTTTTCTTCAGGATCGCCATTTGTTGTAAGCTTAGGAGAGGTGGTGAATGTAGCGTTAAACTCTGTAACCCAACGCTCATCTGGCATTAACGTAGCATTAGTTTCGAAGTCGATCCGCGGTGTAAAATTATATCGATCTCTAAACGCATATGTAAATTTTAGTAGTTGATCTTGTCTCACAAGAGGTTCACCACCTGTGTATTTAAATATAGCGTTATTTTTAAGATGTTCTATAAAGTTGTTCTTTTCTAAAATTTCAAACGTCTCTCTAAAGCTGCGCTTATTCTTCTTTGACCATGAGATAAAGGAATCGCAACCATATGGTGCTGCTTCTGAAATAAAACCTGGGCAGCGAAGATTACATCCGAAAAATCTCATAAATACAGACGGTTGACCGATAAATTCACCTTCTCCTTCTAAGGTGAAGAAGATTTCCGGCTCATTATTCTCACCTGCAAAAAGCAAAAATTCATTATCAATATCAATCATATATTAATATAATATATGATAAAAATTTTAAAACAACTATTTTTTTAGTAAAACACATTAACTTAAATAAATATTTATATGACGTGTAGTGGTTTTATATATTTATGGTTTGATAAAAAGCGAAAAATGTTTTATGTTGGATCACATAAAGGATTAATTACGGATAGCTACGTATGTTCTTCAAGACATATGCTTAAGCAGTATAGAATGAGACCTAACGATTTTAAGCGCAGAGTGTTAGAGTCATGCTCGTCGGACAATCTTCTAGAAAGGGAGCAATATTGGCTAAATATGATTAAATCTTCTGAATTATATTATAATTCTTCTAAATATTATAATGTTAAGCGGTTTGCTGCAGGTGGTAATACTATTGAATATCATAAAGATAAAGACTTAATTATTAAAAAGCGGTATGGTAAAAAGCATAGTGATGCTATTAAACGAGCATGCTTAAATAGAACTGACGATCAAAAGAAATTACAAAAAGAGCGCCGTATAGTTTCCTTACACAAAAAATATAATTCTGTAGGTTATAAATTTTACCAGGAAAAACAAACAAGTGTAATTGTTAATGGTCAGTTATATAAGACGTATCGTAGTATATCAGCTTTAGTTAAAGATATTGGTGTAGACCGATCAACCTTAACAAAACATATAGCTGTAGGTAAGTGGATAGTTAAGCAAAAGAGAAGACATCCTTTCAATGTAGGTGATATAATCACTTTTGAATAAATACTAGTGCATGACTCACAAGTCCCCTACGCGTAAGCGTAAAAATGCAGGTTTGGATGAATTAGTAGATATCGAAGATTCTATCCAAAAAAACTGGCTTTTTAATTTTAAAATTAA